GGCATAGTACATCATGCCCTTTGCCATGAATTCCTTATGGAACTTCTCAGCGTCGACCTTGTGACCGCTGGTCGCCAGGCCGATCTGAATGATGTTTGCCACGTCCGTCATTTTGACCGTGCGCATGTCGTTATCGAAGGCCATGAGCAGGCCCATAACCGGGCCAACCTTTTCTTCGATACGCGACATGCACCGGAAAGTGGGGCGGACGTGATAAGTCTCATCGCCCACGGGGATTTCAATTTCCTGAGTCATAGCTTCCTACTTTTAGGCAGCCGTGAACGCGATGGTTCCCGCCGATTCCCAGGTGCACTGGAACATGACGGCGTCGTCATGGTCCCCTGAATACTCGAGGTTGGTGATGTCGAACGGCCCTTCGAATGTCCCGAGCCCGGGCACAACCATTTGATAGTTGTGCAGGATTGACCCGAAAATGTCAGAACGCACGTTCTTTTCCTGCGTCGAGTTTTTGAACACGCCGCCCCCAGACAATCGCATGTCTCGAAGCCCTGCGTTGGCGATCCGCGCACGCCAAAGATCGGTGTCATCCTTGGTCGTGACGTCCACGGTTTCCTTGTTGATGGTCAACGTATTGGTTCGAAAGGCTCCGACCGTCGTGAAAACCTCGGGCGACGCGGCATCACCGCGCTTGGCCAGGAAGGAGCGGCCTTTTTGTGCGGCCATAGTGTTAGTCCTCCAATCCGCGTTTGAGTTGGTCCCAGGCAATGCCCTCGGCAATTTCGTGGACGGTCCACTGAGCGTTGGCAATCCTACACGCCCACGCCCTGCGGTCAAAGGGCTTTGACTCCCCAGGCTCAGCAGCGGCATGACCCCAAAGCATCGAGTGCGAGCTCTGGGCGACGCACGGCACGCCAGCCATGGTCGCGTCGACCGCGACGTTGCTCGACCACGTCACGACCTCGCTTGCCCTGCTTAGGTCTTCATGGAGCGCCCCGGTCGAGACCTCAAGGCCGCCAGCGATCTGCTCAGCGCGCTGGGGCTGGCGTTTCATCACCTCAGGGTGCGGCCGGTAGATGACCTTTCTGCCGGATCCGGCAAAGTGGTCGGCGACCCGGGCCAGCCAGGCCCGCTCATCGAGATCCCGGCACGACGCATCGCCGGGGACCTGGCCGGCCACAATGACCGGACCGTCCGGCCGATCATGCCAGGGCTGCATGCGCCCGGAGAAATACGAGGCGTAGCGGTCCGGCCCGGCGCCCTGATTGCAGAAGTCGGCGTGCCCGCAGATTCCGCCCCATCCCACGGACGCGAAGTCCATGCGATCTATGAACCCGCGCTCCAGAACGATGATTTTGCCACCATGAGCGGCCTGCGTCCTGATCGCTGACTGGAAATGCATGGCCCAGAACACCGCCACATCGCTGGGCCGGTACTCTCGCCGCGGAAGCAGCGCGACCTCGATGCCATGGCGGATCAGGCCTTGATAGAACGCACCAACCCACTCCCAGTGGTGGGCCGTGCTCTTATCCGCGTAGCAGAGGATTTTGGTCATTTGCTCGTTTCCACAGTTTCAGGTCGTGAATATAGAGTTGCTCAACCCTTTGGTACAGCGAGATCGGGACCGCCACGTCCCTTGAATCGCTGGCGTTCGCCGTCACCAGATCAGGCAGTGCAAGGCCATTGCATCGCTCAGCCACGCGGGCCTGAATGACCGGCCATGCAGTCCCGATCCGCTCATAGGCGTAGAGCTCGGTCGGTCCGATTATGTTGCCCGGCCGAAACACCGCCATCCATTGGGACCTGACGTGCTGGTCCGTGCGCTCTCGGTCCGGTCCGCAGCGCTCGACCCAATCCACGAACTTTTGGAAGTTGCACCGCCGAAGACCCCACCTCGCGAATCGTCTGCGTGCCGGCGACTCCTCTTCAGACCAGCACTTTTCCCGCCACGCGCTGACCAGACGGTCCACCGGGCTGCGGATGAACCCGAATGAGTAAAAGTCCATCGGAATCTCGTCAGCCGCGTAACCGCGGAACCCGGCATGGGGCCTATCCGTGGGTCGCCCCAGCGCGCTGAGCAGTGCGATCTTCATCGCGGTGTTCGCAACCTTTGGGATGGCGTAGACGCCGAGCCGGTGGTCGTTCAGCAGGATATTGTTCGGATCAGCCATTTGAGCGAATGCAATCCGCGATGAGGTGAATTCCGCCGGGCTCCCATCCGGGCTCGACGCGGCCCGGGCTGCGGTCCACCTGGTGGAAGCGCTCAGAGATCTCCCAACCAGACCTGGCCAGAACGTCCTCGAGCTCGTGAGGCCGGTAGTGCCTGAAATGATGGTTGAATCGCTTGGGGTCGAAAGGCATGCCTTCTTGGTTCGGGACCGAAACGAGCAAGCGAGGCGCCCAGTGCCGGGCCTCGACAAGAAACCGGATGTCCTGCTCCAGGTGCTCGATGGTCTCAAAGCAGGTGATCAGGTCTGCATCGAGGCTGGCCGGGAGCCTTGTGGAATCGCGCACCGCGTAGTGGATGTTGCAGTGCCCGTAGTGCTCTTTGGCGTACCCAATGGCCTCTTCGTCTCGGTCGGCGGCCAGCACGTAGGTAGCGCCAGAATCGATCAACAGCTTGGATCCGTATCCGACCCCGCAAGCAAAGTCGATGACCCGTCGATCGCGGCAGCGCTCAGCGGCCCAAACGTATCGATTCACATGGTCCGGCCGGATCCCGCTCAGGGTCGGTGCGACCTGCCGCTCCCCAGGTTTCATGGCAGTACCTCCTCAAGGGCCACGCGCGGAAAACACTCGATCGATGTGTCGCGCGAGGCGTTAACGATTGGCGTTCCCCACCACGTCATGGCCTCGGCCAAAAAGGCCATCTGCTGGCCCCACATGCGCAGGGTTGGGTCGCGAGTGATGGCGGCCCGCCGGTCAGGGTTTGTGGCCAGACGGTGCCCGTCGTGACCCTGATAGTAATCCTCGCCGTACGGGCCCTTTTTCATGTCGAATCCGAGCAGCACGATCATGTCGGGAAACTTGTGCATGGCGATGTGAGTGATTGCGTACCCGGAGTTCTTGCCCGGGCGCAGGCGCCACGGTCGATCGTCAAATCCGCAGTTGAGGTCTTTGCCTTGGAGCCCGGGACCCGGCTTCAGCCGGCTGGGCTCGATCCAGTGAACCGACGGGTCGGTCAGAGCGGCCTGGTCTGATTGGCTGAGCATGAAGCTTCGGCCGGGCCGCGGCTTTCGCGCCTCTTGCCCGGAAACCGTATCGATCCAGAAATGACGGTCGGTGGCGTAGTGAATGTCGGCCCACGGAGCCATTTCCCACGTGCGGTTGCATACGATGGTCCGAGCGCCTGAGCGCCTGACCTTGGCGATGTCTTCGGCGCAGAGCGACGGCCCCGACGCCATGATGACCGCGACCTGCCCGGCCCAATCAGGCTCAATTATGGTTCGCTCTACGACCAGATCGCTGAGGTAAGGCTCGTCGACCGGAACGCCAGGGATCCGCGCCGCCTGCTTGCCCTTCTTCACCCTGCGTCGGCTCAGGCCTCGCCTGTCTTGTCGCTGCCGGGCCCGGTCATTGCCTTGTTCTCCGGGGCCGCGCCCTTCGATTTTGCGGGCTTCTTCGGCGCCTTCTTGGCCGTCTTTGTGCGGGTCTTCGGTCGCTTCGCGCTCTTCTGAGCCGGGGTCTGCGACGCCTTCGGCGCGTCGCCAGATCCCTGCGAGTCGTTGTTCTTCGAGCCGTCGGCGCTCTGCGCGTCTCCGCTGGACCCTGAGCTCTCGCCCTTGGTCTCCTCGGTCGTTTCGTCCTGGCATTCCGCCTCCTGAGCTTTTTGCCACTCGTCATAGTCGACGCCGCAGCCACGGGCCAGGCAGTCGTTATACAGGCGCTCGTCCGTGAATGTCACGGGCGACTCCTCGGTGGGCCGGTACGTGCGGGTCGAGCGGCCGTCGCCGAGGTCACCGATCCAGTTCTTGACGATTTTGACCTCTTTGCAGAAGCCTTCTTTTTCCTCAGCCATGTCGGCCTCCTTAAGATTCGAGAGCTTTGACGCGGTACCGAGAAATCCCGTTCCGCCGGCCGTCCGATCCGACCCATGTCGCGTCGGTCAGTCGGTGGTAACAAAACACCATCTCGTCCCCGCCCGTCAAAGCAAAGCTTTTATCGTCCAGGGCGTTACGCATCGCAGCATGGATTTGGAGGGTCTCGAGATCCGATACCGATTCGCTTATCGACCTGAACTCGAGAAAAATCTCCTGCCCGTCCCAACCCTTCAGAGCGCCGTCCCTGGCGGTCAGATTATTGAGGTTCACAAATGGGTAGGTCGGGTTATCCGGCGGTCCGGCATAGATCCGGTCATTGACCAGCGCGCCGACCCCGGCGTCCGCGACCAGGGCCGCAATGACGGCCTCCGCGACGTCCACTGTCATATCAGCCATCGCGGGCCTCCCGCCGCAGGTTTGCGGCCAGCTCGTTCGAATAAACGGTTGCGAGCAGGTCCTCAGACTCGAGCGGGATCCGGCGCATGAACGGCCGACCGCCAGCGCCCTCGTCCTTGTATTCGACGTGGACGGCGTGCGGCGCGTCGTTAATGACCTCGATGCCGAGCCCGCCGGCCTCGATAGTCACTGGCTTGGCCGCGAAATGTGAGACCAGTTCACCGCTGTCTGACTTTGGAAGCTCGCCCGGCGCGGATGCCTGATGCCGCCCGCTCTTGCCCCGGCGGTAGACCCGGCCGCTCCGCTGGCCCGTGCTGATCTTTTCCTGGTACCGGCCGACCAGCACCTGCCCGGTCACGGCCAGCGCGCGGGCCGCCGCGCGCTCAACACCATCCTCGATTCGATCAAAGGCCACCGCGGCGTCCCTGCCGGGACCGCCACCACGGGCACGCACCTCGAGTGTCATGGTCAGGCCGTCAGGCATTTTCATTTACTCCCTGCCGGCAGGTTAGAACGAGGTACCGGCGCTTCTCATCGAGGTTCTTGATGCCGGCGATGGTCAGGGTCACCGAACCCCAGACCAGGCGCCGTTTGGGCGCATCGGCCGACACGGCCGGGTCCATATCTGACCTGTACCGAATCACGACCTCGTGCGTAGCGTGCAGCTCTACGGCCCGATTCGCGCGCTCCTCGTGGCTTGTCATGACCCGGACCCGTGCGTGCACGATTGGATCGGTGCCGATATTGGACCACGATCTGGT